CGGCCAGTAGCTCTTGAGCAGACTAAGCAGCAGGCTCATTGCGTTTCTCCGCGAGTTTCCCGCCGACATAATTCGTTCCCCCGAGTGCGGCGAGCGGGCCACTCGCAGCCCACAACGCATTGGCGACGTCCTGCCCGAATACGGCAGCAATGGCGAGGATGACTGTGGCGAAGGCCAACGCCAACGCCCCGACGAGAGAGATGATCCGCTTCGACGAGGCTTGCCCCGTCTTGCTGTCGTTGATCGCTTCGCGGAGCCAGCTCATCGCACCACCACCCAGGCTTCGTCGCCTTGTGCTTCGACGCCCTGAATCAGCTTGATCAACCGCGCATTGACTTCCTTACAGTCGCGCACACCGGTCATCGTCTTTTCCGCGCCGAGCAGCGGACAACCCTCGGTGTCCTCGTGAGTATTCCCACCGTGAATTCGGATGCCGCTGAACTGCGGCACGTCGAGTAGTTCCGGCATCAGCCGCTTGAACCGGTTGCTCATGCTGACCGTCATCCGGTAGTAGCCGCGCGGTATCGCTGTCCGCTTCGGCACTTTCGTGCCGCCGACTTCGAGGTGCCGATCCTTGTCCTCGCAGGTGTATCCGAGAAACCAGTCACCGTAGAACAGGGTACCGAGGGTGAACTCGTCGGCGAACGTCGAGCGGAGAAGGAGGAAGTCGACCTTTGCCATCACAGCCCCTTACCGTCGTGTTCGTAGCGGCAACGCTCTTCCAGCCGCGTCACACGGTTGTCGATCTTCTGGATCTCACGTTTGATCTCGTCGAAGATGCTCGTCATCGAGTCGAGCTTGCTGGAGAGTTTGTTCCCCATCCAGCCGAGGATCAGGATCAGTAGGCCGAACAAGGCGGCGACAAGCTGCGCGGAGAGGGTAAGGAGTTGGGCGTCCGTCACGTCGTCACCTCTTTGCTGATGGAAACTCTGCCTGAGATCAGCGCCGTCACGACGCCGGTGGGGCTAACCATCTCCAGGTCATAGACCCCACGCGTCCAGACGAAGTCGTCTGTCTCAGTGGCTGCAACAGTCAGGGTGATGGTCTTTTTTGTGTTGTCGAGAGCGATGCCGTCGTTCTCGGTCGTCATTGAGTGCAGGACCGTTCCGCCGATTTTGTCCTTGATCGCCATGCGGGCTGTGTAGCCGGTCAAATCGACGGGGGTGTTGTACTGGAGGTAACCACCCGAGGTATAGGCGTGGAAGCCGGCGGCGTTGACTTCGTTAAGCTCGACGGTATCAGCGTCGAGTACCGTGACCGGCGTGTAGTCGGTTGAGCGCGGCGGCGTATTGGCTGCGTTGATCTCGGTCATCCCCTTGACGGAGACGACGGCGACGCGCCAGCCGTCCGGGGCGCCGTGGCCGGTGACTGTCAGACGTGCCGGCGCGGTCTGCGTGATTGCCGTGATCGCCTTGTAGACGATCGGCTCCGTCTCCCAGCGAAGGACAAGCGCAAACGTCTTGCCCTGCTGGATTGTCAGGTCTTTAGATACCGCCATAGACCACCTCGCGGGGTTTGAAGCGCTCGCGCTCAGCCTCAGCCTTCGCGTGGGTGCAGTAGTCGAAAAACTTCTGTTCGTACTCTTTCGCCAGCGCGCCATTGAAGCGGTCGGCGTCGTTCTTGGCGTATCCCCGAGCGCGCATCCAGACCACGAGCCACGGCACGTGTTCTTCACCGATCTCCGGGAAGTCGAAGGTCTCGTCGATGTCTGGGGTGATGCGCACAAGTGGCAGGCGGAAGACGTGCAGCAGCGCGGCGTCGTCCGTCTCGGGTTTCTGCAGCCACTTGCACTTCCCGCGCTCCATTCCGACCACCATGTAGCGCACCGGCCCTGGCAGGTTGTCGAGGTAGGCTGGGCGAAGCAGACCGTAGTCATCCCCGCGGATGAAGGTCAGGTCGGTCTGGTTGATAACCTTGATCTCCGCTTTGTCGGACTCCCGATACGCCTTCGAGATCCGCAGGATTCGCCGGTCATACTCCCCGATGTCTTCGCCGGTGGTGATCACGACCCGGGTGACGTCGGAAGTGAAATCTGCGATCCCGCCCGTGAGCCGCACGAACGTCTTGTACGCGTCGTCCATGTAATGGAAGACGTCGTCGTCCGTCCAGAAGTACGGAGCGACGCGGTCGACCATGTCTGACCGAAAACGGTCGTACAGCTCCAGGGCGTTCATTCGTTACTCCGTCTGCGATTCGACGAAGTGCGTCCAGAGCGTTTCGACTTCCTTCTTCTCCGGGGCGAACTCGACGAGTTTCTTCAGCGCGGGTATGGACGGGATGCCTTGCCCGGTGAAATCGCCGCGCTCGTTGCGCTCTTGCAGCACCTTGAAGGCCTTGATCAACTGCTCTTCCCGCTCTTCGGCGGTCAGCTCCACCACGACTTCCTCTTCGTCGAGCACGTCGGTGTTGCCGTCGACCGGTTGTGCGCCGATGGCGATGGCCTCAGCCTTGCACTCCGGGGGTACGTTGACGGGCTCTCCCTTGACGAACTGGATAGTGTGCCCGGTCAGGGAGACAATGCGGTGGTTGCGGTTGAGGATGAATTCAGGCATTTGGTTTCTCCGAGTGAATTGAGAAACGGGGGCCGGAGCCCCCGTCAGCTACCCCCCTTAGTTAGGGATGACTTCGTTCGCCTTGTCGTCGATGGTGTAGAACACGCGGAGGCGTACCTTGCCCGCCGTCGCGTTGGCGACGGTGTAGGGCACGGTGATGCGTATGTTGCTGCCGCTGTTGCAGAGCAACGGCGAGGTCAGCAGCAGGGCCGTGCGAGCCGCAGTCTTGATGTCAGTCGCCGCCAGCAGCGCCGCGTCGTTACCGGCAATGCCGGCCTTGAGCGTGGCAGCCGTCGGGCCGACGTAGGCGGTCTCGACGATCATTTCGCCGCCCATGATCACCGCGCCGCGCGGCATCGCGATGGCGTCGAAGACGACGGTTGCCGCGGCGGCGCCGGTCAACCCGGCTTCGGACGGATCGGCGGAATTCGCCACGGTGGAGCCGAACGTCTTCTTCACTCCGTCAGCCGAGTCAACGACCCAGTCATTGAAGTTGAAGGTGAACTCGGCGACCATCGGCCATTGGGCCGAGCGAGTAGCTTGCTTTTTCATGTGGCTTTCTCCTTACTGAGCGAAGTCGGCGGCGACGATGCCGAAGTCTTCGGTGGTGCCGCCCGAGTACTGGCTGTAGAACTTCGGCTTCAGGAAACCGAGGATCTTGCCGGTCGAGATACCCTGCTGGTTCTCGTAGTCGAATCCCTTCTCGACCCACTCCGGATTGCCGATGTCGGCCATGCCGAGTGCCTGGGCACCGCAGAACAGCACGCGACAGCCATCGACGTTGCCGCCGCCCCACTTGCTGCCGGCGGCTGCCGTGCGGGTGTTCGGGACGTGGCGGAACTCGTGGAAGTACATGCCGTCGATCTTCACGGACGAGCTGGTGAAGAGCGGGTTGCTGTCACCACGCGGCTGGGCGTGACGCAGGTTCAGCATGAAGGTCGGGTCGAGCTTCAGCTTCGCCATTGCCTGCGGCGACAGGAACACGTGGTAGGTCTCCTCGCCGCCCTTCTCGCGCACGCCGCGGATGTAGTGATCCTTGGCGTAGGCCTTGAGCTGCACGAAGGCTTCCCAGCAGGGGTAGTCACCGGTGCCGATCGCGCCGCCGACAAGCGAGGCGTTCGAGGTGTTGGTGGAGAAGTCCATGTTGGCGCGGTCCCACACGAGGTAGCGCTTGGCGGACGGGGCAGAGACATCGGCGGCGAACTCCAGGTACGGCAGGTCGGAACCCACGCGGGTACCGCCGCTGTTCTTGATGGAATACGCCATGCCGGCCATGGTCAGGAAGGCCAGCTGGTCGACGCGGTCGGCCAGCCAGTAGGCCAGCTTGTCGCGGGATTCTTCGCGGAAGTTCACCACGGACTTCTGGTCGGCCATGCGACCTTCGTGGCGGTTGGCGTGGCGGAGCTGGTCGATCCGGATCACCTGATCGAACGACTTCATCGCCTCTTCGTTGCCTTCCAGCGTGCGGTCGCCGGCGATACCGTCGCCTTCGAGGTCGGCCAGCAGGGTGATAACCGCGCGGGCGCCCTTTTCGGACTTCTTCAGCTCGGTGATGTGCTGAATGAGGGAGTTGGCGTCTTTGCCGAGGAACTGATTGACGAAGGAGTAGTTGCGGGCCTGCTTCCACAGGTCCATCGACCAGACGGTTTTCTGCTCGCTGGTCAGTGCTGCAAAGTTGGTATACGACATTTGGCGGTCTCCATGAAATTGTCGTAGTTCGCTGATAAGAGTCCGTCAGACTCTTGCCTACACTTGTCGCTGTGTCCTGCGTCTGCCATGTCGCTGGCAAAGGTGCGAAGTACGACTTTTCACGGGGTCGGGCCGGCAGCTGTATCGCGGCTGCGCGCGGGTGGCAGGCTACAATCCGCCTGTCAGGGATAAGCGCGGCGGGCGGTTCCCCTCTCCCACGGCTGGGACGTTGTCCCTTGCCTTTCACGCTCGCGTCAGATACTAGCAGACTCTGACAGAGAATTCAAGATTCCGGCTGCGGGATCATGCGCCTCACGGCGATGACATCTACGAGGATCACTCTCCTTTCGTAGTTGCTGTCTCGAAGAACCTCGCAATCCTGTCCAGCAGGATGTCGAGGTACTGCGCCATGGCCCGCGCCTGTCGAGCGAGCAGGCAGCGCTCCTCGAAGGGCAGGCTGAGGCAGGTTTGCGATACAAGGAAGGCGTTGAGTTTTTCGAGCCGCTCGGCCAGCTCGTTCTTCTCGTCGACGACCCGCTGCTGATGGGGCTGGAGGGTCATTCGACCACCTCCCAATCCTGCAGCAGCGTGTCGGTGACCGACGGCGCCCACGGCACGCGCGTTCCGTTTGGGTAATGCAACTGGAGATGCGGCAGCTCTCCCTCTTCAGATGGGACGTGGAATGTCACGTACAGTCCTTTACCGTTCCATCCTGTGCGTCACCCTCTTCCCTTGCTTCGCTTGCCGTACAGCCCAGCCGATGTCGTGGTTCACGTCGCCCCGTGACTCGGCGACGAGCTGCTCCTTCAGGGCGTAGCCCATCAACGGCCAGATCTTCTGCACGGCGTTCTGGCGGGCGATCTTGCGGCCAAGCTCGGCGTCGAAGTTCTCGGGGCTGGCGCAGGCCGATTCTCCTGTCACAGTGAAGCCGTTGCGCAGGACGAGGACGCAGAAAGTCAGCAGGTCGAGCGCGGCCAAATCAGCCTCGCCGAATTGAGGGCGTTCCCGACCAACATAAGTACCGTCGGCAATCGCGCCACGTCGACCATCTCGCGCAGTGAAGTAGTGCTCGCTAACGATGTTCGCCTCGATGTCCTGTGGCGTGATGCGCGGCGCGGTCAAGCCTTTGGCCTGGATTTCTTGCTCGATTGCTTGGTCGTTCATTTGTTTCTCCGTGTTGGGGAAGCACGCCGGACATACCATCCCGGCGAAAGGCGACACCTGCGGGTGTTTTCCGCACCAGCTGGTACTAGACATAGTCGCCCCTCATCTTCGCCTTGGTGCTCTCCGGCAGGGCCGAGAACTCCTCGTAGGTCATGGCGTCCGCCTCGGGCGTCGGTGCCGTCTGGCCGTGCTTGTCGCTGTCCGCGCCGGCCTTCTTGGTGCTGACCGGCTGGCGCGTGGCGGCGTCGATGTTCTTCGCCACCGCCGCCTGCTTGCGGTCTGGCGTGGCGCCGCGGTCGAGTCCTTTCGGCTTGCCCTCGTCCTCCTTGTCCTTGTCGTCGGCGGGCGGCGCAGTGCGGCGGCTCATGATGTACCGCACAGCCTTGAGCAGCGCCTGCGAACGCGGCAGGCGGTCGCGCTGCATGTAGCCGTTCATCTTGTCGACGACGTCGTCCGTCAGATCCTGGTCGAAACTCTCGGAGTTCTGATCCAGCTCCGGGTACTCCGTCTCCACCCGCTCGACAGTCAGATCCCAGCGGATTTCTTCGCGGGCCTGCTCCTTCGCTTGTGCTGACATGTCGCGGCTCTGCTCAATCGCTATCTGGCGGTTCAGCGCGTCCGCCTGCGAGGACAACTCCGCCGCTTTTTCCTCGTCGCCGGAAATCAGCGCCTTGCGCTCCTGTGCCCTCAGCTCCTTGACCTGGGTCTCAAGTTTGCTGATGTCGGCACCGCGCGCCACCTGCGCACGCTGCTGCTCGATCTCGGCCAGCCGACGTTCAGCTGCCTCACGGGCTTCGCGCTCCTTGCGAATCTGCTCGTCGAAACGCGACTTCGGGATGCGCGGCTCGTCGTCTTCCTTGTCCTTCTTGGTGAACTTGCCGCTCGCGTCGCGCGGCTGCTCGTCCTCGCCCTTGTCCTCGCCGAGTGCCCGCTTGAGGTCGTCCTCGACAGTGGAAGTGTCCTCGCTGTCGCCTTCGGCCTCGGTCGCGCCGGGGGTGAAATTATCCCCACGATCCGAGGCTCCGCCCGCACCGCCCTCGCCGTCGTCGAGGGGCTTCAGGAGGATATTGCCGAACAGCTTGTGGTAGATGGTCATTGATGTTTCTCCTTGGTGGTGGGTTTGCGACTTGCGTTAAGCTCGTCGGCGCGGGCCTGCAGCGCCGCGTTTTCTGCCTGCTCTTCCTGCATGCGCTTCTGGTGCTCGTGGGCGTCGGCCTTGAGCGCCTGATCTTGCTGGTGGTTCTCCTGCTCCATCTGCATCCGGCGCTCTTCGAGGCTGACGTCGTGCTCGAACTTCTGCTCTTCGAGGCCCATCTTGTGATTGGCCTTCTCGGACTCCAGCTGCATCTGAACCCGCGCTTTCTCGACCTCGCCTTCGCCGCCCTGCGCCGCGGCGGCTTCGATCTGGATGCGGGCGTCTTCCTGCTCGATCTGGGCCAGCGCCTGCCGCGTCTTGGCCTGCTTGAGCTGGGCGTCGCTCTGCTTCTGCAGCGCCTCCGCCTCCAGCTTGGTGACCTCCGCCTGCTGGGCGCGCAGCTGCAGCTCGCGCTGAGCCTGCGCCTCGGGCGAGTTCTGGTCGCCCTGCATGCGCTTGACGATCTCGCTCTTGCGCTGCAGGCGGCTGTTCTCGATGAGGACGTCGTCCGGGATCGCCACCCCCTGCTCGCGCATCGCCATGGCCTGCTCGAACTGGCTGTCTTCCAGCGTCGCGCGGTACGGCGTGCTGGTGATGATGATGCTGTACTCGCCGAGGGTCAGGTCGTTCTCGATCTGCCCGGTGGCCTCGCTGTAGGTGTTCACCTCGATCGTCTCGCTCTGCATGAGCAGGTCGTCGTGGGTGATGTTCATGATCCGCGGCTCGGTATAGAACTCCTGGACGATGTCCAGCGCATTGCGGGCGATGATGAAGTCCGTACGCTCCAGGTTGTCCATGACCTTGGTCATGTTGATGCTGCCCCGGCTCTGCTTGGCCTGGATCGCCTTCGCGGCGACGTCCGCGCGGTCGAAACCCATCATGGAGTCGCTGATGTTGCTGATCCCCTTGATGTGCTCCTCGGCCTTGTAGCTGATCCGGTCGAGACCCTGCGGCGTCTGGTTCGGCTGGATTTTCTCGGCGCTGTTGATGTCGTCAAGCTCGATGACGAGGCCGGTGGAGGCGCCTTTCTGCTCCAGCTCCTCGGTGCTCATGTTCTTCAGGCTGCCGGCCTTGATCTTCCAGCCGCTGTTCGCCGTGGTGTTGACCACGTGCAGCTCCTGGCTGGACACCTTGTTGAGCAGCTCCTGCGGCCCGAGCAAGTTCTCGACGAGGCCGATGGTGCGGCCATAGCGGAAGTACGGGAAGTAGGGGATGACCGTGAAGTGCTTGTACGGCGACCAGTCGTCGTGCAGCACGACGTTGTCCGCCGAGACCGTCCAGCGGATGCGCTTGACGAGCTTCTTCACGGTGCTGACCCGCCCGCCGGCCTTCTCCAGCACCAGGGCGATCCGGTCGCGATCCCAGCTGTGCGGAATCGGGCGCATGTCGCCCGTCGTGACATCCACGAAGTGCAGCTGCTTGTCCAGCCGGCGATACTGCCGGTCGAGCAGGCGGATGTTCCGGCGCAGGCCGTGCGGCTCGTGCACGCCGTAATAGCCCGCCAGCGGCAACACGCCGCCGAAGCGGTCGCGTACGCGCTCGATGGAGTCGTAGCCATAGGGGAAGCTGCTGCCGTCCTTGACCTTCAGGTACTCCGCGTCATCCTCGCTGTACATCACGGCGACGTCCTGCGGCGTGACCCACTTCGTGATGAACACGTCGTTCCACTTGTCCGGGTCATACTCCTCGGCGTCCGGGTCGATCACGACGTTCTTGCTGTTCAGGTTGTCGATGCGAATTTCGCCGACCATGCTGTCCGTGAAGTCCAGCCGCATCTCGACGAAACCACGGCTGCGGATGACGCCGTCAGCGAACAGCTCGCTGCGCACCCACGGCAGCTGGTTGTTCTGGCTGACCTGCTTGAACACCTTGGTCAGTGTCTCGGCCAGCGCCGGCGTGGCGCCGGTAGCGGGGCGAAAAATCGTCTCGCTGCGGTTGTAAATCTGCTCGCCGAACAGCGTGCCGAGGGTGGAGATGATCTTGTTGATCGTGATGGCCGGTCGCCGCTGCAGGGCGAGGGCGTTCAGGTCGCTCTGCTGCCATTGTTCTCCACAAAAAAATTTGTCACAACGATCCGCTTTGTTTATAAAGTCCAGATGTCCACGGTCGCGACAGTTCGATACGATCATAGGGGCGTTGTCTCCCATGACTGTGAACCGGTAGCGGTCACCGCAGTTGAGGAGATCGGCGACTTCTTTCGTCTCCCGCAGGGAGTCCGGTACCAACGCGCCCGCCTCAACCCACTTGCCAGCCACAAGCACCTTGTGGTCCGGGGTCATCCAGACCCCGTCTACGCAGACGCACTCCCTGGCCCCCTTGAGGATCAACCCCTCGTGGCGGACATACTTAAAGCCATCCCAGACGAAGTTCTCAGTTGTGACATAGCGCAGCTGCACATACAGGTTTGGCTCGACCAAAACCCAAGCGTCGAGGTCGATGCAGTACTGGAAACGAGTCCACTGCTCACTAGCCAACGCGTCATTCACAGGCATAACGATTTCCTTTTCTCAGGTTCTCTTCCGGCGAGAGCAGTTGGAGATTTGTGTGGACGTGGAGCCCGCTTACGCGCTTGCCCTGCAACGGGATGACGTGGTCGACGTGCATGCCGCGTTCCGCAGCCTCGCGGTAGATAGCGGCTATTGCTTTGTGATCGGCCCACGCCGGTGTGGCTTTTTCCAGCTTCATGCGCCGCCCGCGTGCGCGGGCGATGTAGAGGTGCCGGGACTCGTTGTAGCAACGTCGGTAAGCCGCCTTGGCGCGCTCCGGATTCGCTGCCTTCCACGCTGCCGCTCGTGCGCGGTTTGCTTCCGGGTTCTCGGCGTTACGCCGGCGCTCGGTTTCGCGGCGTTTCTCAGCGTTGGCGGCGTAATACTCGCGGTCTGCCGAGGGGTTTCTGGCCTTCCACGCGCGCTTGATCTCGCGGCTGCGCTCGCGGTTCTCCTCTGCCCAACGCTTGTCGTAGGATTTCTTCGCGTCGGTCTTCCCCCACGCCTGCTTTGCCGCCCTGATCTTGTCGGCGTTCTTCGCCCGATACTCGCGATCGTACGCGGCCTTCGCTGCCTTCTTGGCAGCGACTTCCTCATGGGTCAGCGGCTGTCGCGGTTTGGGCTTAGGTCCGGGTTTCATTTGAGGAAGCGCAGCTTGTAGCGCGTGGCGGCGACGAGGGCGTCGATCTCGTCGAGGATGTTCATCAGGTGGGTGTCGGCCTTGTCCAGCGACTGGCGGGCGCTGTCGACGTACTCTTCCAGGTCGTCGAGCATGACGACAGCGTCTTCGTGCGGTTCGTACTCCACCTCGGGGAACTTGATCAGCGAATACGTCCCGATGTAAGCCTCGGCGAAGCTGTCGGCGAGGTCGATGATCTCGTCGTAGAATTTGTTGAGCGCCTTGTGGACGGCGTAGGAGCGGGTGCCGAGGTGCAGGACGTGTGCGTTGGTGCGGGCGTGGAAGCAGCGGAGGATCAGTTCGCCGATCATGGCTGGACCCCTATCTATCAGATAGCGTCAGAGTGTATCAGATTCCAATGACAAAGTCTCCAGTGCTTCGTCGCGCTGTTCCAGCTCCGCGTAGTGCGTCACCGCCTCGGCCTCGGGCGGCATGTCGCACGTCTGTAGTTCAGGTCGCCCAGTGTGGTAGTGCACTCCCGCTATCTTGCGAAGTTTGATGCGGCGCTTTTCAATCTCTGCCTTTTCTTCTGCCTTCGCCGCCATGCTGCTCTCCTACGCGGCCATGTGGGAAACTTCCGCCGTGCCGGCGGCGATCTGCCCGAGCCGGTCTTTCCAGCTCTTCGGCGGTGGCGGCGCCGGCGGCTTCTTGGGCAAGTGCTGCAGGGTCAGGCGGACCATCCAGCTCGCGCCGTCCACCTGATCGTCGTGCTTGCCCGCCGGGAAAACCATCAGCTCGCGCACGAACGCCTCAGTCCACGGCGCGTCCTTCCTGATGAACACCTTCTTCAGCTGCATGCGCCCACGCAGCGGGCCAGCGCGGACGATCTTGTCTGTCAGAGGCTGTAAGACTTCGTAGGCCTGAAATACCTGCCGCTCGGCGCAGCGGGTCTCGAACTGACTCTTCAGCGACTTCCATATCTGCCCGTCCTCGACGCCGAGGAAGTCAGGGCCGTAGGCGACGATCTGGTCGATCATGTGCTCGACGATGGCATTCCCGTCGTCGCTGCGAAACCGCAACACGTCGATGATGTAGATGTTCCCGTGCTCGTCCTGGTCACCGGTGACGCACACCGTGTAGTCGCTCTGCTGGCCCTCGGTGATGGCGAAGTCCCACGCCTGAAACCGCTGCACGTTCCGGCGCTGCGGCCCGTGCTGGAAGTACTGGATCATCTCCTTGGAGAAGATCACGCCGTCCTCCGGCGTCGGGTTCTGCTGGTAGAGCGCGTTCCACACCCGCTTCTGCCCGGCAGCGACGAGGTTCCGCTTGATCCGCAGCATTGCCTCGGTCGTGTAGCGCGCCGGGTGGATTGCCGTGTTGTGCGGACGTGTCATCTTCGCCCCGGCGGGGATGTCGCTCCCGGGCGGAATCTGCACGATGCTGTCGTCCGGCAGCAGGTACTCGTCGCCCTCGTCGTTGATCGCCGGGTAGCGGATGACCTCGAAGCGGTCGCCTTCACCCGACTTCATGACCTGCTGGATGCGCCCTGCCCAGTCATCTTCCGACCACCAGGTCATGATTCCCAGCACGCCGCCGCCGGGGGCAAGGCGGGTGTAGGCGGTGGAGGCGTACCACTCCCAGGTGTTCTCTCGGATCGTGACGGAGTCCGCCGCCTCGATGTCCTTTACGAGGTCGTCCAGAAGCAGAATATGGGCCCCGCGACCAGTAATACCAGTGCCCACACCAGCAGCCAGGTAGCCGCCGCCCGAGAGCGTGTTCCAGTTCTCGACGCTCTGGCTGGACGGGTCGAGGCGCATGTTCGGAAAGAGCGCTTGGTAGGCGGGGTCACGGATGAGATCACGGATGTACCTCGAAAAAGAGAGGGTGAGGGAGCTGGTGTGGCTGGCGGCGATGATTTCCCAGTCCGGGTGGTGCCCGAGCACCCACGGCGGAAAGTGGCGGCTGCCCAGTTCCGACTTTCCCGACCTCGGAGGCATCATGAGCAGCAGACGCGGCTCTTTCCCCTGCTCCACGTCCTGCATGAAGCGCTCCAGACGCCGGCAAATGTCCTCGTGGACCCAGCCGGCCAGGTATTTCGGGCGGAACCGCTGCACGAACGGCAGGAACCGGCGTCGCGCGAGGGTGCGCAGGGCCAGTTCGCGCTGTGGGCTGGCCTCGGCGGCGGCTTTGTCGAACTGCGGCGGGGTGTAGGGGATGGTGAAGGCTTCGTCGACGTCGGCCTGCTTCTCAGGGGTAGACGCTTTGGGGATTTTCGGAGCGGGCTCGGCGGGCGGCGGTGCCTCTTTCGGCGGCTTGACGACGATCTTCGCGTACTTCGCCGGCGGCTCGCGGCCTTCGTCAACGCAGAACGGGCACATGCCGTTTTTATCGAGGGTGCTGGTCTCGCGCTCGACGCCGCACGTCGAACAGGGCTGGTAATCACTCGTCATACGTCACCTCGACGGCTTCGCCTTCGATCACTTTCAACAAGTCCTCGTCGCTCATCGCCTCGAACTTGCTCTGCAGGCGCTTCTGGTTGCCGGTGATCTCCAGCTTCTTCACTTCCGGCACGTAGTAGCCGAGCATCTTCCCGACTTCCGTCCAGCCCTTGATCATCGCTTGGGGATCTGCTGCAAGCCGCGCCATGTTGATGGCCTCCATGAACCCGTCGAGCACATCGGCGCGCTTGATCTGGGCGGCTGAACTCAACTCGTCGCGTGCCTCGCGCAGGGCCAGCTGCACCGCGGTCGACTTGGCGACGTTATCGCCGTTGCGATCCGGACCGGCGTACCCCGCCGCCCGCGCGGCAGCGACGTTGTCCTTCCCCTCCAGCGCGGCGTCGACGAATGCAGCCTGCATGCGCGTGAGCACGATGCTGGTCGGCCTTTCGGCGGTGATGGGTTTTTCCTTCGGGGTTTTCGGTCGCGCCACTCTGTCGGCCTCTGTCAGATTTTTGGAAAATTATAGGGCAGTTCGTCAGATTCAACAAGGGGCGGGGTACTTCGGAAAAGTTTTTCCGGGTCAAGAGACTCCTTTTTTGACCCAGACTGGAATTCCCGTTATCGCTTTGTCATACGGAAACGTGGTTTCGTGGGGAGACGTCGGATTTACGCGCGGTACATCCCATCCCCTCTCTTCCAAACAGAGGGGATGACTTCGGATTCGGTTTCTGAATCCCGAATAAGGAGTCTCTTTTTCTACCCACCACGAAGGAGCAAATCATGAAAGCAACCAAGACCACCACGACCAAGACCGTCCAGGCTGTCGAGACCAACAGCAACATCAAGCGCTGTGCAGTCAAGGCATACCACAGTGTCATCACTGCGGCAGCGCATTCGTACGAGCTGGCCGACGGACTGGTCGGCAAGACCCCGGCGATGTGGGCCAAGGCCACCGCCGAAGCGCAGTCCGACATGGACGCCATCTTCGCGGAGCTTGGTCTCTGATGGGCGCCGAGCTGGGCTACCTCATCCTCGGCAGCATCGTGATCACGATGCTGTACGTGTTTTTCGGTAATCCGTAGGAACCGAGCACAGCGCATTCACATGAGTGCGCTGTTCAGGCAATCCTGCCTACAACGAAGGAGTTAAGCATGACTAAGGAATACGCACGCTGGATCATCAAGTACCACGCCAAAACCGCACTCGCCACGTTCAAAGCGTGGAAGGAGATCGGTATTGTGCTGGATACCGTGGCGCTCGCCGAGGCGATCATCCTCAACCTCAAAAGGGATTGAGAACGGATCGCATTAGGGCACATGTCAACGGCGTATATTGATTTATCATATACGCCGTTGTCATCAAAAATTTTGTCCCATTTTTGTCCCAACGCGATTTTCAATCAGAAAACGGCGCACTTCGAGCTTCATTTTTCACTCTATTTTTTCTTTATTTTTATTAATTGAAATCAATCAATCAATTAATAAATAATAAAAAAGAGTGTAAAAACAAGCACATCGTGTCCCATTTGTCCCGTCGTTGTCCCGTCGTTGATGTATATCAGACTTTCCTTATATACATGGCTGCTTTGCTGCCTCGTATATTCGGTTTCTCTAATATACTCAATCCGTGGGACAATCGTCATACTCTAATATAGCATGACAGGAGCATATTATGCTGATTACATCTCGTAAAAACCAATGGCGTCAATCCGTGTTGATCCGGCAGATGATCAGCCGCCGGATTCGTTGGCGTGTTCTTGGTTGATTTCTGAGTGATTCGCGTAGTACCCAGCGTGCTGGGTACTGCGAGGCTTACTTGCCTCGTCTAACCGCGGTAGCGGTTGTGGTAGCCAACAGGCCACGTAAAAGAACTCGTTGGAAGGTGGGCCAGAAGCTGCTGAATCAGCGACTGGCCCTATTCACTTGTACCACTAGAAGGAGCTTTACAAATGAACGTTATGAATCGTACCCTCATCTCCAACGTTGTCAACGCCGCTTTTACCCTTATGATTGGCGAAGAGCGTCTCCGCGACGTGCTTATCAACTTGGGCCAACAGACCGAGTACCAGTTCGGCCTGTTCCCTGAGCAGGACATGCGCGTGTGTGCGAGTGCTTACTATAGCCTCGTCAATCGCGTCATCGCCCTGCAGGACGGCACGGACAAGCCGTTGCAGGATCAGCCGCAGTGGGGTTCGTTGGAGGATAACGACAACGGCCAATCCGATGAGCGCGCACTTGAGCGTGAGGAGGAGATCAAAGAAGTCGTTCGTCTTCTCAGCGCGCTGGAGCGCCACTTTGACTCTCTGGCTGAATTCGCCCGCAAGATGGGTGAGGAAGCTGGACAGCGGACGCAGGACGGTGGCCGTATTCGCTTCAATCGCAAGTCGGGTACTGGCTGGGTCATGCCTGTGCCGGTCTTCGAGGAAGTCGTCGATGACCAGATCGCTCGTGCCATTCCCGGCACGCCCTGGTATCTCAAGGCATGCCGTGCCAAGGAGACGGTCGTTCTTCACTCGATGAGCGAGGCGGATGCCAAGGAGATCGTCAGCGAGCTGCTGTCCGATCCGACTAGCCTGGACAAGGTCTCTGGTCGTGTCTGGGACAACGTTATCGACCTGATGGCCGAGTGTGGCAGCGAGATCAGCCGCCACGAGAAGGTCATGTCTGCGCTCAACGAGGAGTTGGCGTGTGTCACTGAGGCCTATACCAACCCGCAGGATCGCAAGGGTAAGGTCGAAGCCGTCAAGGTACGCATGGCGCATGAGACCACGCTGCATCGTGAGAACCTCAACTTTCCGAAGTGGATGCTCACGAAGCGTCTTGAAGCTACGGCGTTGTTGGCGCAGTCCGGCACGCCCAAGTGGCTGCTTGAATCGCCTGAGTGGCAGACGCGTGAGGCGGAGGAAGCTGCGGCCAAGGCGCAGGCAGACCTTGCTATGGCCCAGGCTCAGATGGCTCAGATGAACGCCAACATGCTGCTCATGGAGACCAATATGGCGCTCATGCAGCAGCAGAAGGCAATGGCCGAGATGCAGGCGCAGATGGCTAAGCGCATGCAGGAGTTCAAGGCCATGACTGAGCCGGTTAAGGCGCCCAAGAAGAAGGAGAAGAAGGCCAATGTGGAGAAGAAGGCTGACAAGCCTGTCATCACTCCGAAGGGCGCTACGATCATCAGCGCGCGTGGTTCGATGCTCGCGCCGATGTATCGTCGCGGAATGTAGCACCACGAGGGGCAGACTCTTTAGGGAGTTTGCCCTTTTCTTTGTGCACTACTGGAACAAGGAGCAAACATCATGAAAGAACAGATCAAGTTTGGTTTCTGTATCGAAGCCGGCAAGTACGACGATGACGGCAAGAATTGGAAGTATTGCGACACGGCTGCGAGCTTGCCCGAGGCTTTGCTCAAATATCAGAACACGCAGGGCTATGACTTCCGCGATCTCAGCATGGACATCGAAGTCAACGGCGTCCTCCAGCAGACCGTCTGGCTGTTTGGCGGGCCGCAGACTGAGCTGACCATGCGAATGAACATCGCCGGGTTGTGGATGAAAGCCACCGGCAACCGGTTCTCTAACGTCAAGGACGACTGGCAGCGGCAGCTCGATGAGATCGAAGCCTGTCTCATGCCCCGTGCCGAGCGCTGGCAGGACATTCACGCACAGTTCAGCCAGGGCCGTCTGTCCTGGACCGAGGCGTTCGACGCGCTGATGTCGCGTTGCGGCCTGCCCATGGAGGAGGCCCTGCGCTGCCTCGCCGAGCACTTCGACCGTCGCCCTGCCACTATCGCAACGGAGGTTAACTGATCATGGCATTCCATCTTCCCGAATTCATCGACGAGTGCGTCGATGCGTCCGACCCGCTGGCCATTTTGCTCATGCGCGAGGGCGCGTTCGATGAGGCTGAGCAGCTGCATGCCAGCCACCTCGCCGAGCAGCGTCAATACATCGAGCGCGCCCTCATCGAGCAGCGCCCCGACCAGGACGACGAGTATCTCGTCCGTCAGCAGCAGCGCACCCGCAAGAGCAGCACCCACTAACCACGATCTAAGGAGCAGATCATGAGAACACAAGTACACACCCCCGCACGCAAGTCCGCCCCCATCCCTACCAAGACCAAGACCAAGGCCCCGGCGCCGGTCAAGATCATCGAGATCCACCCCGCCGAGAAGGCCGGCATCGCCGTGCATCAGGCGGTCGAGAATGGCATCGGCGCTGTCGCCGACACCGTCGCCACCGGAATCGGCTATGCTTTCGGCTTCGTGAAAGGCCTCGTGAAAGGGCACTGACATGTTCGGACTAGGCCACATCGACGTGGGGCCGCTGCTCTACGGCGTGGTGATCTTCGTCGGCTTCTACAGCATGTGGTGGAAGCTGACGCATGGTCGGTTATTCACGTTCGTGATTGAGGTCTTCGTCTTCGTGACTGTGTTCAAGCTGCACGGCGGCACGATGGCAGGCGGTTTCGCTGCCACGGTCGCCGCGCTGCTGGCCGGTCTGATATTACCTTGGTCACTTGGAGGATCGAAGAAATGACGGAAGAACAAGCTGAGATCGCCCACGAAGCGCTGGCGGCGCTGGAGGCTGCGATTATCGCAGCCGGAAAGCAGATTTTCTTACACCTCCCCGACGACGAGCAGCGTGAGTACGTCGTACGGAAAATGAACGATGAGTTTCGCTTCTGGCGGATCTTGAGCTAAAGAACGCTCCCGCGCGCCCGTGCGCGTAATCGCGGGCACCTATTTGTTTACTTTTCTGACGCACTCTGTCAGACTACACAAAACGTTAGAGATGAAGCTGAATGAAACCCTTGGTGATTTATCACGCCAGCTGCGCCGATGGGTTCGGTGCTGCGTTCGCCGCATGGCTGAAGCTCGGTGATGAAGCTGAGTATGTGCCGATGCAGTATGGAAAGATTGACTTCGACTTTGAAGGCGGCTTTTTCAATCTCGGAAGTCACGAAGCTGACAATCCCTGCACGTTCATTGCGGGGCGAGAAGTCTACATTCTTGACTTCAGCTTCCCGCGTGAAGTGATGGATCAAGTGTTTCGCCGCGCCAAGCGCGTCGTGTGGCTCGATCATCACAAATCGGCATTCGAGATGTGGTGTGCGCCTCACTTGAAGGATTCGAAGTTCTTCATAAATCAAGGAGATGTTGAGTGTGGGCAGAAGGATAACTACATTCTGCTCGACAATAACAAATCCGGCGCAATGCTGGCGTGGGAATATTTCCACCCCGGCACTGAAGTCCCAATGCTGGTTCGCCACATCGACGACTATGACCGCTGGGTCTTCGCCATCGAGGGCACCAAGGCGTTTCAAAAAGCGTTGTGGAGTCGCACCCCTTGGTCGTTTGAGCAGTGGAAGGTGTTTGTTGATTCCCCCGCTCCGATTGCTGTCCATCAGATGAAGGAAGAGGGTGCGGCCATTCTTCGTGCCCACGACCAGAACGTGCAGGCGGTGGTAAAGAACGCGGCGAGGAATTGCGAAATTCCGTTCGACGAAGAAGGCGCGTTGGACTGCGTCGAGCCGCGTCTTGAGTGGAACAACGGCGGCTATTGGATGGTGCACGGACTCGCTGCCAACTGTCCGCCGCACCTTCAATCCGATGTCGGTCATGAACTGGCGAACCAGTCAGGCACCTTCGGGCTGCTTTGGTATATCGACAAGGACAACATCTGCAAGTGCTCCCTGCGCAGTAACGGCGACTACGACGTCAGCGCGATCGCCAAAGTGTTCGGCGGTGGCGGGCATCGTAACGCAGCAGGGTTCACGATGGACATCCAGACCTTGTTGGACTGGATCAAGTAGTTAAAACGACGTGGCGAGAGAGACGGTTACTTCATTTGTAATGACGAGGTTGCAGGTTCGAATCCTGCCTCGTGCGGCGCAGCCGCTCGGGTAGCTTAATCGGATAGAGCGCGAAAATCTCCGTCTCAATTTGTTCCCGTCACCTAAAGCCTTTGCCGGGTAAGAGCAGAGGCAACATCAGAGCGGCAGCGTGGAGCTAAGGCGACCTGGCCCGCCGGACTACGATGCGCTGGAATGTTTTGGATTGAAACAGGCCAAAGCCCGCTCTGATGTTTTTGCAGTGGCGTAGATCAGGATTTCTTCATCCAACCAGCGGGTCGTGGGTTCGAGTCCCACCAACTCGAATGAGTTGTAGCTCAGTTGGCAGAGCAGCTGGCATCCAAAGAGTCTGATCAACATGTTCCCTGCATCCGTTTTTAGCAGTGGCGGTAGAGAGAATTTCTTCATGGGATCTGCTGTTTGCTGGTTCGATTCCAGCCTCCCCGACATTAGGCGGGGAGTAGGCAAATGGTAAAGCCGGCGGTATTAGAGTCTCTCGACGTGTTCCCTGCGTATGGTTTTAGCCGTGGCGTTGGATTACGCGTTCATCTTTCGGAGATAAATCCGCGTAGTCATTCTGTTCCCGGCGTACACCAGTTTTTACGGTGGCGCAGAAAACGAGTTCATCGCTGGTTCGAGTCCAGTCGGAGTAATCCTCTGGCAAGGTGCAAGCCGAAAGGCTGGGCACACGTTTCGCACTCGCTTGTTCCCCGTTTCAGTTTCATTAGTGGCGAATGACACGGTTACTTCACGTCCCCCGAAATTACACCGTGTCTCTATTGTTCCCTAATCATCTCAGGAGGAAAGTTATGTCTTCTCTCAACGCTGTGCGCAAGTCCGCCCCTGTTTTTACTGCCGAAGGCGCTCGCGGCTTCAAAGGCAATCATGAGCAGCAGCTGCGCCGGCTGGCGATGTGCTGCATGCTCTGGGAGGACAACTTCTACATCGACGGCCAGCACGTGTCCAAGCTGATCGCCGAGCTGATCCACAAGACGCCGCTGGCGAAGTGCGCCGAGATCGCTATCGAGGCTCGCGAGCAGAGCAAGCTGCGGCACCTGCCGCTGATGATCGTCCGCGAGATGGCGCGGCACCCCAGGCTTGCCGACCGCCCTCGCATTGTCTCAGAGACGTTGGCGCGTGTGATCCAGCGCCCGGACGAGTTGACCGAGTTCCTGGCGATCTACTGGAAGGATGGCAAGTGCCCGCTCTCCAAGCAGGTCAAGCTGGGCCTTGCCCAGGCGTTCGCCAAGTTCAACGAGTATCAGCTCGCCAAGTACAACCGCAAAGGCAAGGACGTGTCGCTCAAGGACGTGCTGTTCTTGTGCCACAGCAAGCCGGCAGACCTTGCTCCGTGGGCGGAGAAATGGGACAAAGGCGCTCGCCGTGTGCTGGCGCAGGAGATCGAGGATCAAGTACCGATCTCGCAGCGCGCTGACGTGCGCACGCGCCCCGATGGCTTTACTCCCGGCGAGCTGCTCTACGGCAAGCTGATCTATGACCAGTTGCAGACGCCCGACACGTGGGAAGTCGAGCTGTCTGCCGGCAAGGACAAGAAGGAAACTTTCACACGTCTGATGGCAGAGGGCAAGCTCGGTGATCTGGCTTTCCTGCGCAATCTGCGCAACATGGTTGAAGCCGGGGTGCCGTACGGCGCGATCAAGCAGTACGGTGACGCCCGTCGCTGGGGGCGCGTGCTACCCTTCCGCTTCATCGCGGCAGCGCGCGTTGTGCCGCAGTTCGAGCCGTTTATCGAGCCGTGGATGCTCCGCTGTCTGGCCGAGCAGCCCAAGCTGCCGGGGCTGACCGGCATCCTCGTCGACGTATCCGGGTCGATGTTCGGCACCCGCATCAGCGCCAAGAGTGATCTTGAGCGTTTCGACGCCGGCGCCGCGCTGGCAATCCTCGGGCGCGAGCTGTGCGAGCGCGCTCGTGTGTTCAGCTTTTCCACGGAACTCAAGGAGGTGCCCCCGCGTTCGGGTTTTGCCCTGCGCGACGCGCTGTTTACCAGCCAGCGCCACGCCAGCACATACCTCGGCAAGGCGCTGCGCGCCATGGCTGCGCAGGATACCTTCGACCGCATCATCGTCCTCACCGACGAGCAGAGCAGCGACACCTTGTCGCCGACCGGGACGAAGGTCTACATCATCAATGTAGCATCGACACAACACGGAGTCGTCAGCGCCGGTCGTGTCGAACGTATCAGTGGCTGGTCCGAAGCCGTTTTCGATTACATCCAGAGGAGCGAAGCAAATGAATGAGACAGTAAGAATCATGGTGGACAATAAACGTCAGGAAGCCCTGGCGAAGAACACTGAGAGTTTCGGCGAGGCTGCCGCGAAGCTCATCGACGAGGTTGCAGGCGTGGCTTTCCGCACCCGCGCCGCGATCGAGCTGCTCAGCGTCTTACCGGCACCACTTCGGCGAGCCGCCATCGACCAGTACGCCGATCTGGCGAGCCAGATTTGCGAACTCAAGGGGATCATCGCAGGATTCTCGGGCGAAGAGACGCTGATGTACGTGCAGAAGGCGCACGATTTCGCGGATTCGCTGCACTCCGCCGTTCAGAAAGAATTCGAAGCGTCGCCGTCCCTGGTCGTTCCGAACCACCTACATTAGCCGTTTCTGTTTGACAGAGTCTGTCGGAATCTGACAGACTCTGACCCCTCGACCCTCCCTTCGAGGAACTCCGTATGGCAATACCATTGACGTTTTTGAGCGCTTCTATGCCGCTCACCAAGATCATCGAGAAGCTGCCCGATGGTCAGATTCACAAAGAGTCCTACCCGCTGGTACTCAACTTCACCAGCGAGACTGTCGAAGTCAAGAACATCCAGGAATTTCATGCCGCTCTGCTGCACCGGGCGACCAACAAACGCAAACCCTGCCTGCTGAAAGGCAAGCTCTCCCGGGAACTGGTCTCCGAGAGCCGTAAAGGCACCACCAAGACCAACGACAAGACCCAGTGGGTCTGCCTCGACATCGACAATGCCCGTTTCTCCAGCCCTGACGAAGTCATGCGCGCTCTCGGGCTCGACGACATCAGCTACGTCGTGCAGTACTCCAGCTCCTACAAGCTGGAGAACAAGAATCTCTCCTGTCACATCTTTTTTCTGCTGGACAAGCCGATGGCAGCGCCGGTATTGAAGGCGTGGCTGATGCACATGAATCTCAGCGTCGCGGCGCTGGAAACGAATATCGAGTTGTCCAAAGCCTGCGCCGCCCTGCACTGGCCGTTGGATATCTCGACTTGTCAGAACGACAAGTTGCTGTATATCGCCATGCCGGTGTTCAAGAACATGGCCTCACCGATTGCGGAAGAAGACCGGATTCAGCTGGTCATGCGCAAGAAGTCCGAGCTGAGCGTCACCCGCATCGGCGACAAGCCCATCGAGGGGTTGAAGTGTCAAGCCCGCGACAAGCTCAACGCGCTGCGCACCGCCGCCGGCTTCAAGCCGCTGCGGGCGACCAAGATGATTGGCGAGTATGAAGTGCAGGCGGGCGTCGGCGAGATCGCCAACTACGAAATCTTCGATTGCGGAGATTACGTCCGCATGAACCTTAACGGCGGCGACAGCCAGGCGTATTGGCATCACAAGTCCGACCCGACTTACCTGCACAACTTCAAGGGCGAGCCGTCGCTGCTCATGAAAGAGGTGCTCCCGCACTACTACGCCGATTTGGTGCGTAACGCCAAGGACGCGAGCACCGCACCGAACGCCCGAGGCGACGACATACTGGCGTTCCGCGACAAAGTGACGGCGATTTACTGGAAGGGCATTTGGAACCCGGAGCGCTTTCAGCTGGAGCTGTACTCGGTCAAATCGGAGCTGCAGCTGGATCACTTTCTGCAGAGCCGGGGCAAAGTCCTCGGCCCGTTTGTCCCTGAGTATCACCTGACGTTTGACCCGCATAACCCCGAGATCGTCGATCACGCCAACAAGGTCGTCAACACGTTCGTACCGACTGAGTTCATGCGCCTGGGCAAGAAAGCCAAGAAAGGCGCATTCCCCATCATCCAGCGTGTTATCGACAGCGCCGTCGGCGTGGGTGAAGTACAGGATCACTTCCTGAACTGGCTGGCTGTCATCTGGCAACAGCGCGTGAAACCTATGACCGCATGGGTATGGCATGGGACGCAGGGCACCGGAAAGGGTGTGCTGTTCCACCATGTGTTGCGTCCGTTGTTCGGGCCGTACGCTGTTTATCGTCGTGCGACCGAGCTGAGCGCCCAGTTCACGGCGTGGCAGGAGCAGGCGCTGATTGCCTTCGTGGACGAGGTCAATGCGGACATGTTCATCGAAGCCAAGAAGGTCGAGTCTGACCTGAAGGCGTGGATCACCGAACCGACCGCGACGATCCGGCGCATGCGCACCGACTCGTACGAAGTGCAGAATTTCACGGCGTACATCTTCTCGTCCAACGAGAAGCGCCCGGTGGCAATCCCGCTGAACGACCGCCGGTTCAACATCGGCAAGTTCCAGGTCCGCAAGCTGGCGATCACGCAGGAAGAAGTCGATTCCATCGCTGACGAGCTGCCGGCGTTCGTGCGCTTCCTCTCGGACTACAAGGCGGTCTTCGACAAGGCCCGCACGGTGCTGCAGACCGACGACCGTAAGGAAATCCAGCAGCGCTCGATCACCTCGGTCGACGAGCTGGCGATGGCCCTGAAGGACGGCGACCTGATGCTGCTCTGGGACTACATGCCCGACGAGAAGCTCATGGAAGAGACCGGCATCGTCAACGTCAAGGAGCAGGCCTATGCCCAGCTGGTCCGTCGGCTGAGCTATGAGACCGAAAGCGATCTGACCATCGATGAGCTGCAGCTGATCTTCGAGACCTGCATCGGCAAGACCCCCGAGGGCAAGCAGAAGTTTGTCTCGTATTTGCGCCACCACGGCATCAACTTTACCCGGCTTCGGCTGGGCAACAGCCGGTTCTACGGCTTCCGCGTCAAGTGGCTGGTCAGTCGTGAGGATCAGCTGCTTCTGAAGGAGCTGCTCGGACCGGCCAAGAAACTTGCGAGGGTGAAATGATCATCGCCGTTTACCTAATTCTCAGCGTACTCGTCTCGCTGCTAATAGGACGACTCATTCATTTTGGAGCAGAAGAAAATGGATCAAATGATTAAGGCAGGCACTCCTTTCCGCCAGGCCTTGCTGACGCACGGCATCCTCACGCAGCTGGCGACGCAGTTCAAGGGCCTCGCCCTGCAGCAGGCTGTCAGCGCCCTCGGTGCGTACGAGGGGCGCGGTAAAGGCCGCGGCAAGTATTCCGGCAAGAAGCCGGGCAACCGCTCGGGCAAGACCTACGCCGCCAACGGCGCCCGTGAGTGCGCCCGCCGTGTCCGCCAGATCGAGAAGGGCATGCTGTCATGTACCGCATAGTCTTCGATCCGAACATCTCGCGCTTCGTCGTGCAGATTCTCGTCTGGCATTGCTTCTGGAAAGACTGCCATCACAGGCCCGACAAGGAGCGTAAGCGCGTCACCTTCGGCACTTATAAGGACGCAGCCAAGTGGGTCGCAGAGCTTGGACTGAAAGAAGGCTATACTGAACAGAACCACCGCGCCCTGTACAGGGCGTTTTCACCGGAGGCATGATGATATACGAAAGCCAAAAAACACTGCGCGGTAACGTCGGTGTGTCTTATGAGAGCCAGGAAGCTGCAGACGCTCAAGCAGCTGAAATGGATAGGAACAATTGCTCCCGCTGCGTCGGCTGCTCCGACTGCTCCCGCTGCTCCGACTGCTCCCGCTGCTTCGGCTGCTTCGGCTGCTCCCGCTGCTCCGACTGCTTCGACTGCTCCTACTGCTCCGACTGCTCCGACTGCTCCTACTGCTCTGGCGTGTTGGAGTGGTCCGCAGGCGAGGCTAAAAATCTACTCGCGGTCAATGGGCTGCATTGGCCGGTAGCTACAGACGGTGTTCGAATCCAGATCGGTTGCCAGAATCACACAGTTGAGCAATGGGGCAGTTTCGACGACGATCAGATCAGCCGGATGGATACTGATGCGCTTGAGTTCTGGACGAAACACAAGCCGATGATCATGGCTCTGGCCGAGGCTCGAACTAAGGAAAACAAATGACTGAAAAAATCCGCAGCTGGTCCTTCACCTTCGGCACTTATAAGGACGCAGCCAAGTGGGTCGCAGAGCTTGGACTGAAAGAAGGCTATACTGAACAGAACCACCGCGCCCTGTACAGGGCGTTTTCACCGGAGGCATGATGATATACGAAAGCCAAAAAACACTGCGCGGTAACGTCGGTGTGTCTTATGAGAGCCAGGAAGCTGCAGACGCTCAAGCAGCTGAAATGGATAGGAACAATTGCTCCCGCTGCGTCGGCTGCTCCGACTGCTCCCGCTGCTCCGACTGCTCCCGCTGCTTCGGCTGCTTCGGCTGCTCCCGCTGCTCCGACTGCTTCGACTGCTCCTACTGCTCCGACTGCTCCGACTGCTCCTACTGCTCTGGCGTGTTGGAGTGGTCCGCAGGCGAGGCTAAAAATCTACTCGCGGTCAATGGGCTGCATTGGCCGGTAGCTACAGACGGTGTTCGAATCCAGATCGGTTGCCAGAATCACACAGTTGAGCAATGGGGCAGTTTCGACGACGATCAGATCAGCCGGATGGATACTGATGCGCTTGAGTTCTGGACGAAACACAAGCCGATGATCATGGCTCTGGCCGAGGCTCGAACTAAGGA